GCGTTTTGCTGATTTTATCCGAAAGGAACGAATCACAAAAGTGTATTCGTTGGACCTGTCGGCAGCTACTGATCGACTACCTCTCTTGATACAAGTATGGTTATTGATTCCACTCCTCGGAGAGAGAGTTGCATCCCTGTGGGCCCTACTTCTTGTAGGACGGGCGTACCGTCTTCCTAAGCATATTAGGCTAAGCGAACGAGGGTTATACCCTCAGTTCGTTGCCGAAATGTTAAAGATGGCGGACGTGAGGTCTCTCGACTTGAAAAGTCAAGATGCTTCACGAAACCTATTCTACAGAACTGGGCAACCCATGGGAGCTCTTTCCTCGTGGGCGATGCTTGCACTGACACATCACTTTATTGTACAGTTGGCGTCCCGGAATGCCGGGCTAACTGGTTGGTTTACACGGTACTTAGTCCTTGGCGATGACATTGTCATCGCCGATGAACGGGTAGCAGAGGCATACGTAGCCCTGATGGGGACTCTTGGGGTGTCCCTAGGGCTTGCCAAATCATTGGTAAGCTCTAATGGATCCTTTGAGTTTGCCCGTCAGTTTGTCTACGCAGGTCAACCCGTAACTGGGTTCGCCTGGAGAGAGATGACTGCTGCAAGAGCATCACTAACGGGGCTCTTAGCCCTGTTTATGAAAGCTATGCGTCAGCCACGACTCTCTGTGCACCATGTCGCCCGATTCATGGGATTCGGCCACCGTGTGAGAAGCCTTCTGAACACTCCGATCCAGACAGTGATGTCCGGTCATCGCAGATTCGGATTGCTTCTAGCGTTCTTAAGAGCACCGGACACAAGTCCGTTCTCTTGGGCATTTTCTCAATGGACGGCCATGCGGTCATGGGGCCATACACTCCCGTCAATGAACGAAGAAGCTGTGCTTGCTTCGTTTAAAGACAGTAGCATCAAAGATCTCTTGGCCAAAAAAGGCGAGGAGATCACATTTGATGCCGAACTTATGTTCGGTGGTGACCCTATTACCGCTGGTCTATTCCAGCGAGAAATCCAACCCATTCTCGACCGTTGGTATGAGGAATCAGCCACGGCGATGGTGGAATTGGAGACGCTATCCAACCAGGTGTTCGATCCAACACAGCTCGACGCTGTTTGGAATAGTTTCACCACTGCACAATCGGCTTACGATTCGATACCTTCGGCTATCGATCCGTCCTCACGCGAGGAAGGGAAAGAGAACCGTCGGACGGTCGGTCGTTGGCTGAGAGTGTGGGTGAGGCTAAACCGCGCAGCTCGAGCTGTGAAGGGTGAACCTACCACGAGTGCTACTATGAGCATCTAGTGACATATGGTCCAGCGAAAGCAGTCCTGCGAAACGAGTCCTCGAAAGGGGCCGGTGGAAATACCATCTAAGTCGTATAGCGCATGATTAGTACGCTAGGGCACCTGGACCTAAGTGCCTTTAGACGGCTCTGCAGAAAACAGACCTAGTTCTAGGTTGGTAATCAGCCAAAAAGCTAGAGACCAGAAATACTGGTTAAGATCTGAATGTTCTGTCCTCTCCTATCTCCTGATGGATTGGAAACCCATTGGGTCAGATAGCGCAGACCTTACCGAAACTCCGAAACTGGTTAGTTCCAGAATTGGACAAGATTTTACGCGTATATGATCG